ATGATTTTAATTGAGTCACAATCTTGTTGTCCAATTATATATTGACTATTTGACTTCTTATATACACCTGCCCTTATTCCATTTTGAATTATTTGAATATTTTCTTGAGAGAAAAAAGCTTGAGATAAAGGAGTCTGTGTCCATAATCCTTCAGTAGGATTCCTAAATGTCATACACTGATTTGCTGGAATTTTATCGTACATTTTAAATAATGCTGAAGTATTTGGAGTTTTTATATTGACACGTCCATTATTAACTATATCCATTTATATAAAATAAGCAAATAGAAAAAATTATATTTATTTATTTTATATGGAAGATTTTCAAAAATTTGTTCTTTTTGCTGCTATAATTATATTAATAATTGCTTTAGTATTTATAGGTGTCGCACTTAAACAAACCAAAGACCAAGATTGGCCACCCATCGTATCTGATTGTCCAGATTATTGGTTAATTGATGGTTCCGGTAATAATACCACTTGTACCAATATAAAAGATTTAGGAACTTGTCCACCTAAAAGTGGTGATAAGCATTTAACAATGAATTTTAATATTCCTGCCTTTACAGGAAGCAACGGTACATGTGCGAAATATATGTGGGCTAAAAAGTGTGGAATTTCTTGGGATGGTATAACTTATGGAGTAAATAATCCATGTCAAACCACATAAAATTTTATAAATATATATATGTAAAATGATTTAAAAATTTTTTTTACAGTCTAACATATGAATTTTATTTCCATTGGTGGTTGGTGTGGAACAAAAATAGCTCTAAAAGATTTAGGATTATTTAATGAGGAGTCTTTGGCATTTGATAGTGTAAGAACGTCTATTGAAGGAATTATAGATTGTATTGAAAACGATTTCAAAAATTTTTTTCCAAAAGAAATTAAGAGGGATGATAGATTTCCTCAATGGTGGGCTGGCTTTATTGGTGAATATGTAGGGTTTTATCATCAAAATCATAACTTATTAGACAAAAATGTTATTGAAAGTTTTAATAGAAAAATAATAAGATTTCATGAAAAGATAAAAAAAAATAATTGTATTTTTTTGCGAACTATAGTAAGAGAAAATTATAATGATGAATTAAAACATTATAAAAAATTACAAGAAGTAATTGATAAAAGATATCCAAATATTTCATATATTATTTGTTTTATAATTCCTGATCAAAATATTACAAAATATTACAAACATTTAGATAATAGAACTTTTATATTTACATTAAACGATAAATCATATAACAATAATAATTTACAATATGAATATAAGCCTATATTTGATTTTATTATAAATACAAATTTATTCGTTAATATACCTGAACCAAATGATATTGAAATAGTTCAATCATCGTCTAGATTATGGTTAGTAGATGGATTTCCTATGGTTAATTTTATTGAAAAATTTTATTGAAAAATAAATTATATATTTATTATACATATCAAAAACATTAAACATAATAAATATATTTTAATTTATTATAATAAATAGAATGAATATTATGATTATTATTGATAAATTACCAGATGATTTAATTAAATTAATTAATGAATATATTCCTAAAAAAGCACTTTTATTTACAAATAAAATGTATTATGAATTATACCATCCATTAATTAAAACGTATATATCGAATTATGAAAGTTATACACGCGATATGATTAGACGCGATAATGAATTTGTTTTTGAAAAAATAATTAGAGAAAATTTTAATAAATGGTCTGCAAATAGACAATACAGTTATCAGCATATGTTATTTAATAGTTATATTAATTTCATTATGTATTTTTGTATCGAAAACGAATCAGAAAAATGTAGAACTATTTTATTAAATTTATTTGAAGAACGTAATTTCAATAGAAACAGACATAAAAAGAATGTTATTAAATATATAAAATGGAACAATTAAATATCAACGAAATTTTAAACAGAAATGAAACTTCTGAAAATATTAAAAATATTTTAAGAGAATTCGAATTAAATAAAAATAATTTATTGTTTAAAAAAGGAGTTTATGTATATGGTGAACCAGGAACAGGTAAAACAACATTCGTCACTAATATTTTAAAAGAGCTCGATTATGATGTCATTAAATATGATGCTGGGGATATAAGGAATACTTCTGTTATCGAAGATATAACAAAGCATAATATGTCAGATAAAAATATAATGAGTCTATTTAATAAAAAAATTAAAAAAATAGCCATTATTATGGATGAAATTGATGGAATGAATAATGGTGATAAGGGAGGTATAAATTCATTAATTAAACTTATTCGACCCAAAAAAACAAAAAAACAAAAAGTTGAAAAAGTTAGTATGAATCCAATAATATGTATAGGAAATTATAAAGTCGATAAAAAAATTAAAGAACTTATGAAAGTGTGTAATGTTATTGAACTTAAGAGACCAACAGAAAAACAAGTAATAAGTATTATAGATTTATTGTTTATAAATGTTGATATGGAAATAAAAAATAATATTTTGTCATATGTTCAAGGTGATTTAAAAAAACTTAATAATATTTATAAGATATATTGTAATAAACCTGATTGTTTTAATTCTAAAATAATCAATAATATATTTCAAATAAAATCGTATAACGATGATACTAAAAAAATTACAAATAAATTAATTACACAATATTACACTTTAAAAGATCATAATAATATTATGAACGAAACTGATAGAACTAGTGTAGGATTATTATGGCATGAAAATATTATTGATGTTTTTGAAAAAATGGATAAAAATATTACAATTCCTCTTTATATTTCACAACTCGAAAACATTTGTTTTGCTGATTATATTGATAGAATTACGTTTCAAAAACAAATATGGCAATTTAACGAAATGAGTTCATTAATTAAGACATTTAAAAATAATAAATTATTTCATGAAAATTTTAAATTCAAAAATAAAACAAAAATGAACGAAATTAGGTTTACAAAAGTATTGACTAAATATTCAACTGAATATAATAATTCTTTATTTATACAAAAATTATGTCAAAAACTAGGAATCGATAAAAAAGATCTATTTGTTTTTTTTGTTGACTTGAAAAATAATTATGAAGATAATCAAATTGTTAATTTACTCGAAAACTATGAAATTAATAAACTTGATATTAATAGGATTTATAGATATATTGAAAAATATACAAAAGAAAATGCTACCGGAACAACCGATAAAGAAATTGAAGAAGAATCTTCAGATGAATATGATGAAGAATTTGAAGAATAATCATACATTTTCCGATTCAAATATAAATTTAATTATTTATATAAATTTAATTATTTATATAAATTTAATTATTTATATAAATTTAATTTACTATCAATAAAACAAATTACTTAACTTCAACAGTATAGGAATGGTTTTTTTGTTGTTTACTAATTTGAGCCAATTTTAGGTTTTTTTTATTTTCCCAATTATTAATTATTTCTTGAGGTACTTCGCACATCATATGTTTCATATAATGTTGAGGAGTGAGATAGAATAATGTATTGGACTCATTGGTACTATTTAATTTACCGTTAGCAAAACTGACTTTAAAAAATAAATCTTCATAAGACGAACCTACTTTATAATTATAATATGTTCCAGACTCGGCATCTCTTATAAAACTACCATAACCACTAGACGTATAAATATCAATTTTTTTACTTTTACTTTTACCATCATAATTAATATATTTTTTTGTGATCTGATTATATCCTCTATCAATTTTTTTCGTGTTTTCCAGCATATGTTCAAAATCATTATCATTCTGTAATTTTTCAAAATCATTTTCCGCTGCTGGATCAAAATTATCGTTATAATACATCGTTATATTATAATAATAAATATATCAATATCTTTAAATTATTTTTTAATAAAATTATTAACATTTTATTAGTTTGTAATGATTACTTTGTTAATTATTACTTTGTTAATTATTACTTTGTTAATATCTGAAAAGTTGATTCATTTGATATTTCTATCTTTTTTTCTTCTTTTTTTCTCTCTAACTGTACACTTATTAACTGTTTTATTTTTGATTCTAAATATTGAACCTGTTCTTTAAGTTGGTTATTTTCATTTATTAAATGTTGTATCATCATAGTTTGTTCATTAATTTGCTGTTGAACATATTGTGGATTAACTAACATATTAATTTTATTCATTGTATTTTGATATTCTTGTTGTTGTCTAATTTGTTCAGCCATCATCAAGTTTCGTTCATTTTTTAAAGTTTCTAATTGTTTTGTTACGTCAGGTTTATTTTCAGGTCTTCCTGGTTCATAATTATTTAATAATTCATTAATATCTTCCATAAAAAATTTTAAAATTTCAGGTTCTTTAACTATATCGGATGGTATTACTGATGTATCATGAACATGCGGGTTTGGCATTTGATTTAATAATTGTTTTTTATCAAATGAATTATGGTTATGTGAGAATACTAATATAGATTTTTTTGACTCTAATTGAACGAATGGTATAGTGTAATCCTTTAAAAATTTTCTTTCTTCAGCTACACATGAATTTTCATCAAATCTCGTTTGAGAAAGTAATTCTCTTTTAAAAGCAAATGTCGCTGCTGTAGCATGAGTAGGACCATAAGGACCAAACTGATACATTTTATTTATATGTTTAAAATAGAGAAACAACGCACTCGAACCTGCGCATAATGCTTTACTACCTGTTAATGTATCAACCGCATGTTTTATTCTATCTGGTGGATAATAATCGTCGTCATCCATGTAAACTATTATCTCTCCAGTCGCTTTTTCGTTAGTTATATTTCGTTTTCTACCTAATGACAATTTTTCCTCATATCTAAAATATTTTACTTGAGGTATATGCTTTACCAAATCTTCAATTTTATCTGTTCCATCATCAACTATAATCCATTCAATTTTATCTTTTGGGTATGTTTGATGCTCAAAACATTTTATCATTATAGGTATAAAAGGTCGTCTATTGAAAGTTGGTGTACATACACTTATAAACGGATACTTCGAAGTTTTATTCTTATTTTTTCCCATCTGTTATTTTACTATAAAATCAAGTATTTAAGTATTTTACAAACTAATTTAATTTATAGACATTAATTTATAGATATTTTTTTATTTTTTTTAATTGACTTGTTATATTTTGATTACCTCCTTTTTGACCTAATATTAAATTATATAAAAATCCATGTTTTTCTTTTGTTTCTACTACACCTATACAAGTTTTTTTAGCTTGTTTATTGTTTACTACTGGTGTCAAATCACTTATTTCTATAGGTGTAAAAATATTCATTGAAATGAAACCAAAGTAAATTAAACCTACTGTAATTATTGAAAAAATACCTGGTACTGCTCCCAATGTTGAAAATGATATTAAAATAACGAAAAATGAAATTATTGATGTAATGCTTATTTTATAATATTTTAATACATCTTTTATTATTGTAAATGCGTTTGCTTCTTTATCATTTATTAACCCTTTATACATAACTGACGATAACATACACCATAATAAAGCTAAAAATGGAATGAAAGATATTATAGGTAACCCTATAAAAAAGAATATAGTAAATAAAATTATTAAACCAAAACCGAGTGACCAATTAATTGGAGTAAAAAGTGTAACATCGTCCCATTCTGGTTTTCCTTTTCCTGTATCATTTTTATTAGTTTTAAAAAACCAATACATATTAGCGAACCACAAATATACAAAATAAAATAAGTTAATTATTAAATTAAATGATACGATAATGCTTATTATAATAGGACCAAATAAAACAAGTATTACTTCAGGAATATTATTCATCATATTCATTATTGAATTTATAATTGAATAATTAAATTGAACTAATGATTCTATTATAGATATTAAATAATTCGCTAAAAAATAAGATGATGGTGTTTGTTTGTATTCTCTGCATTTATCCAATAATATATTTGATGAATTATATTCGTCATAAGGAAATTCTAATTTCACAGACATTTCAGGTTCAGTAAAAGTTGTAAATAAATTTGTTTTTATCTTTTGAATATCTGGAATATTATCTGTATATGGAAAACATTTATCTTCAGTTGGCAGTATATTTGACTGTGCTAATTTACAAATATATAAAGTTAAACCACCACTTCCAAAATAACATAAAACAATGATAATGATAATCAATATAGAAATTAAAAATTTACCAATTTTAGAACCATAATCACTGGTATCTGTAGATGTTTCTTCTTCTTTCTTTTCGTCTAATAAACTAGTATCATTTGTTGTATCTGACATTGCTTATATTAAATTGATATAAA